ATCGAAGATCGGCTCGATCTTGATGCGCTGCCGATCATCCTCGGGGTCTTCCTCGTCTTCGTAGGCGGTGCGCAGCCGCCAGGCTCCGAACCCGCCACCGACTGCCTCCTCGAAGGCGTTGTCGTAGGCCTCGTTTGCCACCGAATCGTTCTCGTCGGCACGGTACAGGCCGTCGCAAACGTCTGCCAGCTTGTCGTTCTCCTCGCCGTCCTTTGAGACGAAGTCCACCGTGATGCGGTTGTTCCGGTACTCGTTGATGATGCGGATCACGGACAGGTGAATCTTGTTCACCTCAAACTTGGGCTTGTTCTCGAACTGGTCCCAGAGCGGGCCCTCCCACTGGCTGCCGGAGAGCGAATAGAAGCGCCGATCCTGCAGGCACTGCAGGCGCTCGTCGCGCATAGCGCTCTGAATGTCGTTGAACTGCGCCAGCGCCTCGGTGTGCAGGTTGGCAATGCGTTGATCGTTGGACATTCTGGCCATCTTAGTTCCTCACCATTTGCTGACGGTCGCCATCGGGATGACGGTCTGCGGTTTTACTGTATTTGCACGCCGCACCGCTTCGCAAGCATACCTAAGCGCGTCAATCACGTGGTTCTTCTTGTCCTCGAGCACGGGCAGAATCTTGCCGGTCAATGGGTCAGTCTTATAGCTGTAAAGCGTCAATTCGTCAATCGTGTGCGTACACCGAGGATGCACGACGATGGTGTAATTCTTCAAAAACTCGATGCCTTCCTCGACCGACCGCGGCCCTTTGACCGCCGTCATGATCTTAGGGAACCCGTTTCGCCGCATGTGGCTGATGGTCTCCGGCCTGGCTGAGTCGGCCACGATAGGCCACTTCTCGGCCTCTGGCACTTGCATGAATAGCTCAGGCGTATTGACGATCTCGCAGCCCACCATGTAGGCTTCAAAGTCGATGTACAGTGTTCGCCCAATTATATGGCAGCGCACCAGCGTGGTCGGGTCAACCGAGAACCCCCAGTCAGCGCCAAGCCGGTGGATCGCGTCAGGCGGGGCGTCAAAGTCTTCGATCCGCCAGTTCCTGAACACCCTAGACTGACTGTTCTGCAAGTACTCGCCGCGCCAGACATGCTGATATTTGTCCGGATCGCGCCGCTTGTCGTACTCCATTTCGTCCTTGAGGACGGTCGGGAACCATGGATTGTCGGCATAGTTCACGCGGATGACGGTCGCGTCCTTCGGCGGCGTTGGGCCGCGCAGCAGCAGGTCCACCGGGTCGCTGGCCTGGCGGGGGTTCCACGTGAACCACAGTTCACTGCCAGGCTTGCGGATCGTTGGCCGGAGCAGGTCTAGGCTGGTCTGGCTCAGGCTCTGCGCCTCCTCGACCCAAGCACGGTCGTATCCCTCGAGAGATTTTATGCTGTCCGCCGTGTGGTTCTGCATGCCCTGGAAAATGATCCTGCCGTCCGCCTTCTTGGACTTGATGACCGCATCCTGAACCTCAAAGTAAGCGCCAGCATTCATCTCCTGAATCTTCATCTCCAGCAGGCGCTTAACCGATTGATTCAATGATTTCTGAATCTCGCGCACGCAAACACTAGATTGCGACTGATTGATGATATGTTCCTCGAGCATCATCTCGGCGAACATATGAGACTTGCCCGAACCTCGGCCGCCCCAGGCTCCTTTGTAGCGGCTGGCCTCTAGGAGGGGGAGTGACCACTCGGGGGTCTTTATTTCAAGGGATTTACCCATTCTTGATTACTACTCGCTCAATTCTTGAAAACAATAATGGGTTTTCAGAATCTCCAGATAATTCTAATTTATCGCCATATTTCTTTGGGGCTAATTTAGATAGTAGCCATTTTCTGCTTTCTATTTGCAGCCTTTGCTTATTGACTGATCCAGAGTCAGTGGCTCCAGAGTCTGTGCTATTTACCGGCTCGTCGGCAATCAACAGAATCTCATCGGCAATGCCGTCTATGAGCTCGTCTCGCGCACGCGTGTAGCGGTCAGCCAGCGCCGCGTCACCATCGCACCACAACAAAAACGTCGGCCTGGCTACGCCAGCCTTCAGGCACGCCTTGCGCAGGCTCAGGCCTTCTGTCGCCATCCCAGACAGCACCGTCTCGATTTGCTGTGCCTTGTCGGCCACTGTTGTTATTTTCGACATGTCTGAATCGCCCCCATCCCAAATTTTCCCACAACTGCCTAAAAATTAAGCAGACCACCCCATCTAAGGGTTTTCCCTATCAGGATACGCTTTTTCCGCACGATGTTCGGGTACAGCGGGTACACCCCTAAAGGGGTGTGTACCCGGTTGTACCCCAAACACGTCTTTCGCCCGGGTACAACTGTACCCGCTTGTACCCGCTTGTACCCTGTACCCGGTCAAAATCCGATCCCCAGCTCATAAATTCCGGGCTCCTCCTCGACCATCTCGCCACGCTCCAGAAGCTCCACAACGGACCTGGTGAACGCTTGCTTCTTGCTGTTGGTGGACTCCAGCTCGGACAGTTCATCGAACGCCTGCCGCCACTCCGACCTGGCGACCAGCCTAGCATTGAGCGTCTTGAACGCCTCCCAAGCCACGTTCGCGTTGGTGCTGCGCAGCTTGCGTTTGGCGGTCTTGGTAGGCTCGCCCGCCTGCACCAGCACCGCGCTCGTCACCGGCTCGCCGTCCTCGTCAAACCACCCTGGAATAATCACTTTCTCAAGCGTAGCATATAAGGTAGCCGCCAATTCGGCGTCCTTGCTCTTGCGCTGGATAATCTCCATCGGCGAGTCGCCCTTGGCCGGCACGATGCTGATCTCAATGTCCAGCGCACCGCGCCAAGCGCTCGAGCCCCGAGCCCTGTGCTGGGTCTCCTCAGATACGCCGGTATGGTGGACCAATATGATTGTGCAATTGAATTCCGCCATTAGCATGGCGCAGGCGTCCAGCATTGCCTTAGCGTCCTGGGATGAATTCTCGTCGCCTGAGTTGAAGCGGTGCAGAGTATCTATCGTGATGATGGCGGGCTTGATGGGTAGCGCCCGGATGTGCTCGGACACCTTGCGGTAGCCATCTGGAGTATCTAGATCGCAGCCGCTCTTGCTGAGATACATATTAAGAGCCTGACCATTCCCGTGGTGCTCCTTCCACGCCGCTATCCGGCTACGCAAGCCATGGTGGCCCTCGCCCGCCAAGTAGACAATCGCCCCTGGCGTCACCCGGTTGCCGAACCAGTCCTGCTGGCCCTGGGCCATCCGCAGGCACCAGTCAAGCGTGGCGAACGTCTTGCCGCCGCCGCTTGGGCCGTGAACCATGATGAGCGCCGCCTGCTGAATCCAGCCCTTCACCATCCATCTTATTGGCGCTGGCTGGCGGGAGAACTCATCCGCCGGTATGAGCCAGTCGCTCACTGCTGGCTCAAGCAGCGCCGCCAGGTCGTTGCCGGCCTGAACGTAATCATTGGCGTCCCCAGCTGCTGGCGGCATCACCGACCGAGCGCCATACTTGGCACTCGCCTGCTCGGCATAGCGCTGGCCGACTCCACTCGCATCGTTGTCGGCAACAATTACCAAGTCCTGCTGCGCCCCGAACCGATCCCGAAGTGCGCCGGTCACCGGCACTAGATTGCTGGCGCTGTAGGCCACAGCGCAGGCCTTGCCGGTGGCTTGGTGGATCGTGGCGGCAGTAGCGAAGCCCTCGGCGATGTAGATCGTTGATCCAGGCTCGCCAAGCATCCAGAACTTGCCACCTGTAGCGCCGCCGGGGTGGTAGCGTTTCTCGCCATCGGCTGCGATGTACTGAACGCTGGCCAGATCACCCTCGGCGCCGTAGAGCGGAACCATCAGCCGCCCGTCTCCGGTGATCCTGGCGCCGTTGGGTGCGATGCCCTTGCGTGCTAGATACGGATGATCGGCACTCGCTGCACCGCCTGCTGTCCAGATCGCATCCACCGTACTGGCGGCAACCGCCTGACTGCGATCCTGCTCGGCCTCCCGCGCTGCCTTCGCCTCGGCCATCCTTCTAGTGTGCGCGAACTCCTCGGCGATGGTTAGCTTCCTTCCCATCTCGGCCTGCCAGGCCTGCTCGATGCCTGCTCGCCAGCAGCCGAACCGCCCTGCCGGTACGCCGTCGCCGAAGGCCACGTACCAACCGGGTTTGCTGTGGCCTGGCGTGCCCTTGGTGCCAGAGTTGAACCGGTGCAGCTTGCCGTCTAGATAGATCGTATCTGGCGGCTCCAGGCCCGCCTCAATCATCGCCTCCCGTAGCTGCTCGTCTGGTGGCTCTACCCTCTTGGGCTCTGGGAGAGCGTAAACGCCGCCGAAGATGCTAGTCAGGTCTGCCATTCGGCGCCTTCAATAGATAGGTCGACAACCGCTGTATCGCGGTGATGCGTGGCCGCTTGCTGCGACCTCGCTGGAGAGCGAGAACGGTACTGTAGTGCAGGCCGGTGGCCGCTGCAACAACCCTGACCTTGCGGTCTTGCAGAGCGGCAACGACTTGCTCAATCGTCATCATAAAGCGTACTCCTGAAAAAAAGTTGGTGAAGATCGAAAAAAAGTATAGCACAACTTGAAAAGATGGGGTAGGATGCTATCCATGCACTGAACGGATCTCCCGACGAGTGCTGCAACAGAAGGAAACGAAATGAACGCAAAGATCAACCAAGCCATCGCCGACTGCGACCGCTTCATTGCCAAGGAGCAAGCGCAAGCCGCTGACCTCCGACCGGCGGATGTTGCCAAGATGTTGGACTTCTACATTGCGCACCGCGCCAAGCTCATCAAAATGCTGGAGGCCTGAAGATGGCCATCAACCTAAAAACCACCGCATCATTAGCGTCGAACGGCGCCAAAATCCTCGTCTACGGCCAAGCAGGCGCAGGCAAAACCACCCTGGCAGCAACCCTGCCAGCCCCCATCATCCTGTCCGCCGAGGGCGGCTTGCTGTCGATCCAAGACGCAAATCTGCCCTACATCGAGGTGAGCTCCATGGCCACTTTGATGGAAGCCTATTCTTGGCTGCGTGACAGCCACGAGGCCAAGGATTACCAGAGCGTGGCGCTGGACTCCATTTCGGAGATTGCTGAAGTGGTTCTGAACGCTGAAAAGAAGTCGAACAAAGACCCAAGAGCTGCCTATGGCGCAATGCAAGAACAGATGGCGGACATCATCCGCGCCTTCCGCGACCTGCCCGGTCGGCATGTTTACATGAGCGCCAAGCTCGAGAAGACGCAGGACGAGATGGGTCGAGTGCTCTACTCGCCCTCAATGCCGGGTAACAAGACCGGCCAGGCGCTGCCTTACTTCTTTGACGAGGTGCTGGCCCTGCGGGTTGAGAAGGACGCCGAAGGGATAAGCCAGCGGGCACTCATGTGCGACAGCGACGGCCTGTGGCTGGCGAAAGACCGCAGCGGCAAGTTGAGCGCTTGGGAAACGCCAGACCTTTACCACATCATCAGCAAGATCGGCGGTGCGAAATGATCGCCGTCTGGCTGGCTTGCAAAGAGGCAGAGCGCTTGGCAACCGAGGCCCGCCGGGTTGTCGAAGACGCCATGATCGAGCAGTTCAAGATTGCCAAGGACATGGAGGGGACCAAGACCTTCATGAACGCAGGCTACACGGTCAAGATCGCTGGCCGGCTCAACCACAAGATTGACAGCGACAAGTTGCAAGCGATCGCCGCCGAGGCCGGCCTGGCCGAGCATCTTGGCTCACTTTTCCGCTGGAAGCCGGAAATCAATTCGTCGGCCTGGAAGTCAGCCGATGAATCCATCACGCGCCCGCTCCTGGGTGCGATCACCACCACGGCGGGCCGCCCGTCTTTTTCAATCACCAAGGAATAAATCATGGCTACTCTCGGACAAGACTACGTCGCTGCTGACCTGCCCATGGGCAAGAGCTTTGAGCCTCTGCCTGCCGGCTGGTACACGGCGGCGATCACGCAGGCGACCGTCAAAGACACCAAAGCCGGCACGGGCCGATACATCAGCCTGAAGTACGACATTACCGGCCCCAGCCACCAGGGCCGCACGATCTTCGGGAACCTCAACATCAGCAACCCGAACCCGAAAGCGGAGGAGATTGGCCGCCAGCAACTCAACAGCCTGATGCGAGCGATTGGCCTGGCCAAGGTCAACGACACCGACCAGTTGATCGGCGGGCAATTGAAGATCAAGTTGGCGATCACCAGCAGCGACCAGTACGGCGAGGGCAACGAGGTCAAGGACTTTGCCACCATCGCCGGCGGGGCAATGCCTGCGGCAAGCAAGCCGGCGGCTCCTGCTGCTGGCGCGAAGGCTGCGCCGCCTTGGGCGAAGTGATCTAGAGCAACGGGGCGTGACGGGTGTCACGCTCTAACCCCAACCAAACAGGAAATATCATGATTATCAAATTGAGCAAAGAAGAGATTGAACAAGCCGTAATCGCTTGGGTTGCACTCCGAATGGATTTTGACTACCAAGAGCATGACTTTAATACGGTGGAAATGTACTACGGCGGCTGCGAGGTCTCCTGGGTCAAGCCTGTCCAACCCGAGCCAGAGGCCGCCTAATGTCAGCAATCCCAATCCCAGACGAGGTGGCTGCGGCCATCGACGCCGCCCACGAGCGCCAGGTCGAGCTACCCAGGTCGCACCTCGGCGCCAGCCAACTTGGTCACGCCTGTGATCGGTGGCTGTGGCTGTCCTTTCGCTGGGCGGTGCGCGAGCCCTTCCCTGGTCGCATCCTGCGGCTCTTCCGCCGGGGCCGGCTGGAGGAGGCCACAATAGCGGCGGACCTCAAAAGCATTGGGATTGAGATACACAGCACCGAGGGCGAGCAGGCTCGGGTGGACTTTGGCTCGCACGTCTCCGGCAGTCTGGATGGCATCATCGAATCTGGCGTCCCTGGTGCGCCAAAGGCTCGGCACATCTTTGAGGCCAAGACGCACAGCAAGAAATCGTTTGACGATCTGGTCAAGCACGGCGTCGAGAAATCCAAGCCAGTCCATGCCGCCCAGATGCAGGTCTACATGGCCGGCACGAACATTGACCGCGCCTTGTACTTTGCAGTCTGCAAAGACGATGATCGCATCTACACCGAGCGTTTGCGAGCAAGTCACACCGAGGCCGAGCGCCTGATAGCTCGCGGGCATCGCATCGCACTGGCGGATAGGATGCCCGAGCCGCTCTCCAGCAATCCAAGCTGGTACGAGTGCAAATTCTGTGCGGCGCATGACTTTTGCCACGGCAGCAAGAAGACAAAGGAAGTGAATTGTCGGACCTGCGCCCACAGCACGGCGGAGCCCTCCACGCCAGACAGCGATGC